AGCCTTAATTGATCCATCTTTCTGCACAAGCTGAGTATCAACAAAAGTCTTAATAGCAGAAACAACAGCATTAACTTCAGTAGCGTTAGCAGTAGTACCATTAGTAAAAGTATACGGTATATTTAAATTAGCCATTATGCAATAACCTTTCTAGGATTATATTTAAGAGTATAACTATTTACACCCCAAGAAATTCCAGTTGGACCAACAAACTCCAGTTGAACAGCCTTTGCCAAACCAATACTACGGCCAGTAATAAGCTGTGAACCAACATTGACACCACCCCAAGTGGAACCCCAATTACTAGAACCCCAAATAGTGCCACCAGCACCTGCAGGAACAGAAACATTATATTGACGAATTTCCCCACTATTAGATTCCTCATAATCACCATAAGCTTTAATAACCAAAGAAGTATCAGAAAGTGTTTGCTTAACAACAATATCTGGACGTCTAAACATCTTCTTCTGACTGTAAGAACCAGCATCCATCCATCGCGTTCTGTATCTGCTAGGGAACTGGTAATTAACAACACCATCAATCATGTCGTAAGCATTGTTATACATGTCAACCTGCAAAACAACAGGAGAAGTAGGATGCGCAATAACATGCTTAGTTTGCCCCGTTGTGCTCGTGTAAGTACAGCCACCAGCAGCACCACGACCATCAGCAGAAGAAAAAAGAATCCAAGAACCACGCTGGGAAATACTAGGATCATAAACAAAAGCAACACTAGGATAAACGGGGGGAGTATCCTCGCTGTAGGGCAAAGAAACCCAAATACGGCGGTTTACGTAATTAACATAAACCTCATCAATGGCATTAGAGTTGATGTGTCCAGCAGTCATAGCTGGACGGATAGCTTCAAACAAGTCAGCAATACGTTCACCATTATAAAGCATCAAACCATCAGGATACGAAAAGAAATAAACACCACGCTCCGTAGTACATACGGCGTGTGGTGTTCCAGCACCAACATTACGTGAAACCTCAACAACCTGGAAAGTATCAGAATCATAACCAAACACCGCAAATACAGCATTGTGTTTGAACACGAGCAGATGGCCAGCGAACACCGTCATGGCGGTGATGCCACTGGAACCAGTATTGATATCGATATAGTCCTGCTCTGCCCAGTTGCCAGGGCTGTTGGGGTGTGACCAGCGTATGCGGTCAGCGTGCACAGTGCCGTCTTCCGTGGTGTGCGCAACAAACAGTTTACCAGCATGAGTAACAGCATGTTTTGCTTTAGGCATATGCACGCCAGACAATCCACTAGTGTACGAGTTTTGCCATGTAGGTCCGCTTGCTGTCATAGCAGACAAAACCAAACTAGGATTTGTTGCCCACTTGTATGAAGCAGAGTCCAAACCAGTAGCCATATACAGATCATCACCCCACGGCGCGAAACTAGCTCCATGCTCCTCAGATATAGGAACAGCCAAGCTTGTAAAAGACCCACCAGTAGAATACAACACATCACCATTTGTTGCACCAGTTTTACCTGTTGTCAACATCAAATAATGGTTATCGGCATAAAAGGTCATAAGAGTTTCAGGAGACCAGTTAGAAGGAGTAACAGCAGTAGCGATCGTCCGCATAGCGCCACGACTAAAAACACCACCCCTGGGGTCGATTTCCACATTCAACATCTTAGGCGACTCATTAGGTGCAAGCTGAAACTGGTCGGCTCTAAGGTTCAGCCCACCAGTAAAATCATCCTGCCTAAGAGTACGAATAGCAGCCACTACAGACCAAGATTCCTTCCAAGCGATTCAAGCCAGTACTTCTGACTAGGACGCACAGTACCTCTAGACAAAACCATATTACGATGGCTAGGTCCACGCATCAACTCCTTGCGGGCAATCCCCACAGCCTCATCAAACGAATCCTTATAGGCACGAGCCATCTCGTTATCTTCCTGGCGCTTATACGACTGTGAAACAGCGTAGTAAGCAATAGCATCATGAAGACGATCATCACAGTCAATTTGCTGTGATGTGTCAGTAACCCAAACATAACTAGGTTTACGATATCCGCGGATAACCAAAGGATACACAGTGTCAGGTTTAGGATACAACTTTATTGTGTCACTCCACTCGGCAAAAAACAAAGGACGAGTAGCTGTATCAAAAGAACCATGCCAAATGTTTTCGGCCTCATCAACAGTAATAATAGATAGTCGATTCCCGACCGTACTATCATCCAAAATGGAAGTAATTTCACGAAGATCCCCCGAACCAATACTAGACATAGCATAGTCACGCTGGCCAGCAACAGTAGACAAAGAATAAGTTTCCTCAAGGAAAGGCCAACGACGTTCCAAGTTGATAATACGGTTAAAACCGTCTTTCATGTACTGCTGTATAAGCGACGAAGGAAGGTCAACTTCGTCAAGGTCGACGATGGCACGAACAAAAGTAGTCAACTCTAGCGCTGTACTCATTCAATAACCTCATCTTTCTTTTTAGTCATGCTACGCAAATGACCAACACAATAGTCAGTCTGTTTAGCTTTAGGACCTTCACAGGTGTCGTTGTTGGCTACGCAACGGTTACGGCCCTCGTAAGGACCACTGGGTGCAGCCATGCGGCTTCCGTCTGCCTCTTGGGCAGGACGGATACCGCTGACTGGGGCACCATAAAGGGTATATGCAGGTTGTGTACTCATACCCTAAGGGTGAATGTTACTTTAAAGACTCTTGCTTCCAAGTTGTCCACCACCCATACGCTTGCCGCCTCTAAAACCGCGAGGTATCCCGCGCATAGATCCTTGAATTTTTGTGTTTGAAACAGTTTTAGGAGTTTGTGAATAAGGAGATTTTCCAGGTGTCATTTTCCGATTAGCATTAGGTCCTTTGGTTTTTGATCCTTTTACAGTTTCAATTTCACCAGTACGACTACCAGTTGATCTTTTTGAACGAGATTCCTGAGCTTTTCGCATATCAACAATATCTGAATTGTTTACTGGTGTTCCTCGACTCGATCCTACCCCGCGACTAGAAGAACGGCCAGTAGAAGCATCTAGTATTGGTTTACCAGTATTCTTAGGACGCGCATCATTACGTGGCGGTGTTGGTGTAGCTTTGGGTTTTAATGCAGACTTTTTTTCTGGCATTGCTTTCTTTGGCATTTTTACTCCTTAAAGTAGATAAAGAAAAGGGGGGCTTGCGCCCCCCGATTCAATGATTGGACTAAACTGTCTTTCCAGTCAGCTTGCCCTGCTTCTTACGGTTCGAACATACCAAGTTGCCGTAGCACATGATAAGAGCGAAACGAGCATCCTGGTTTTCAGGACGAACGAAGTCAGTCTGTGCAAACCACTTGTCGGTATGACCAACAAGCTTGAGGTACTTGCTGTTCAAGAAGAACATTGTACCCACAGGTGCGTGAACATCGTACATAATAGGTGCAGACTTGAACAACAGGTTCTGGAATCCAGAGTCAGCAGTCTTTGTGTCTGTGTAGCGCATTCTTGGTTCAAGCAATGACTCATACTTTTCAAACAATGTTTGTGTGGTGAGGATCACGTCAGGGTGATCATTACCTACAGATACAGAGTTATAAGCGGTGGCCATTTGAAGAAGAGACAGCGCACCAGCGGTGTTTTCTTCGTATGAACGCCAGAACTCGTTGCCAACTGCAGCCGAATCGATACCACCAACGGTGTTACCTGATTCAACAAGGTTGCCAAGACCATTCCAGTTTTTACCTGAGTTGCCTGTACCATCAGCGAAGAACATCTGGTTGAAGCCTTCACGCAGAGACTCTTCAGCCTGCATGATTTTAGCTTCGAGCAAGTTAATGATAGCGTGCTCGCCGTTGTTCTTAGCTTCTTCGATACCGCTGATAGCGATCGAAGCGCCGTACTGCTTCCACTCGTACTCTGCAGCTGAGATACCATCTTGTGGTGTCAAGCTGAGGGTTTCGTAGCCACTGTATGACTTAACTGTGTCGTTCTGTCCGTAGATGAGCTGCTCAACAATTTTCGTACCACCCGATTCGGTGCGGATACGTCCCTTGTCTGAAAGCCAGTACGTAAGCGGACGAGCCGAAAATACGTTGTCTGTAAGCTTGTCACGATAGTTGGCAAGCGTAGTCGAAAGTAGTGCATCAAAGTTAGCGTTAACTGCCATTTGAATCTCCTTAAAATATTATGAAATGCCAAGCTGCTGTTTAGCAGTAGCAAAGGCATCCCGTAGTGATGTGATAGGTTGTGAATCCACCGAGGTCCCCTGAGAAGACGAACCTCCAGCTACAATACCACCAGAACGCTTAGCTTGAACAATCTTTTGTTCCTGCTGCTCTCTCTGTGACTGTACCTGGCGTTGTGCCTGCTCGCG